GTCTCAAAGACACTCTCGAACGAGAACTTAAAGCCGACACACGTAGAGCAGAGGTAAGGGCGTTGAACGCAGAGAACCCGCAAGAACCACAAGCAGTGGGGCAAACGGTCGTCACCGACGAACCGCTGACCTACCGTTCCGACAATATCGAACACAGCTTTATTCGTGATTTCATTGACTCGAACGTTTCCAAGGACGTAGCGGCAACGCAACGAATCCAACGGCACCAAAAAGAAATGGAAAACCGCGACGGAACAAGCGCAAACTTTGCGGGCCTTGTAGTTCCCCAATACCTGACAGATTTGGCGGCTCCGCTCGCTAGGGCTGGCCGGCCGTTCGCCGATCAGTGCCGGGCGCTGCAGCTACCAGAATCGGGGCTCAGCATCAACATCAGCCGAGTGACCACCGGATCAACCGCCGCAATACAGAACCCGGAAAATACCGCCGTCAGTGAAACCGATATTGACGACACGCTCTTAACGTCGAATATTTCGACCATTGCCAGTGCTCAGCAAATCAGCAGGCAAGCAATGGAGCGGGGAACCGGCATTGACGCGCTGGTCACGGGTGACATGATGGGCGCAATGTCCACCGTGCTCGACAACCAGCTCATTAACGGTTCGGGTGCAGCGGGGCAACTCCTCGGCATTTCACAAGTCACGGGCATCAACTCAGTGACGTACACCGACGCGACCCCAACAATCGCCGAATTTTATCCGAAGCTCCTTGATGCGATCCAGCAAATCAACAGCAACTTGTTTAGGGCGCCGGACCTCATTGTGATGCATCCTCGCCGTTTGGCTTGGATACAAGCCGGCGTCGACGGAAATTCGCGGCCTCTTGTGCTTCCACAAGCCAACGTTCCACAAAACGCCATGGGCACCGGTCCAACAGCGGGGTATGGGAACACCGGCACACAGATAGCGGGTATCCCAATCGTGACGGACGCCAACATACGCACCGACCTGGGCGCTGGCACCGAAGACGCTGTCTATGTTGTTTCTCGAAACGACATGCTGCTATTCGAGGACGGCGGACCAATGTTTATGCGTATGGACGAAACAGCAGGGCTAAACCTGACGTTGACTCTTGTCGCATACTCGTACGTCGGATTCGTTCCGGGCCGCTACCCGGTCGCCATTAGCGCGATCACAGGAACCGGACTTATTGCCCCGACGTTCTAACCCTTTGGTTAGATAATCCACAAATCGGCGGGGGTTGGTCCCACTAGGCATGGCCCGGCCCCCGCCAAGAGTGAAAGCGAACATATGCCCGATCAAACGTTGTGGGAAAAGCAAGCGCCAAGCAGGTTAGAGAAACCAGCGCCAGCGGAAAAGAAAGCTCCCGCGGAAAAGAAAGCTCCCGCGAAAAAGCCGGCCGCGAAGAAATAAGTCATGGCCTACACCACTACCGCTCTAGTTAAAGCCTCTTTAGCTATTCCGTCGGGCACAACGTCCGAAGACACCTACATCGCGGCGGCTATTGGTGCAGCAGAGGACGAAATAGACAAATATTGTGGGCGGACGTTCGAACCGGCCGGCGTCGTGTCGGCTCGGGTGTATCAGCCCTCGACGAACGTGCTGGCCTATACGGACGACTTTTTCACGTTGACCGGTCTGGTAGTAAAACAGGACGACTCGAACGACGGAACCTACGGCACGACCCTGACCATTACCTCCGGCTTTATTGTCGTGGGTAATTCGGCTCCGTTTAATACGATTCGTTCCGTTTCTTCGCCGTTTCCGCGGTACACCACCGATAGACCAACGGTGGAAGTGACCGCGAAGTGGGGCTACCAAACAGCAGTGCCGGACGCCGTACAAACCGCGGCGCTTATTCTTAGTTGTCGTTTGTTTCAACGTCGCAGCAGCCCGCTGGGCGTCATGGCTGGCGTTGTCAACGACTTTGGGCCTATGAGGGTTAGTAGGGTCGACCCGGATTACCGGGCGCTCCTGTCGGGTTACAGGCGGATTGGCGTCGCGTAGTGGCCGATTACGCCGCCATTAAAGACGGCATAAAAGTGCGTTTAGAAACACTCTCCGACCTCGTAGCAGTATTCGAAACGGTGCCAGATCGGGCCGTTCCGCCCGTCGCCGTGGTTGTGCCCGGAACACCACCCGTCGACTACAACATTTCGATGGGCAAATCAACGAGTTCGAGCCAGCTGCAACGCTTCACGTTTGAAGTGCTCATTTTGGCGCAACGCTTTTACGCCGAAACCGCGCAAGACAAACTCGACAGCTACGTTTCCGGCACAGCAAGCGTTTACGATGCGATCGCCGGAGACACTACGCTAGGCGGTACAGCATCCGACGCCAGGATCACAAGAATGTCCGACTACGGCCAAATCGTTGTCGGTGAAGGGGAATTTATGGGCTGCCGATTCGACCTGGAGGTTTACGCCGTATGAGTGATTACAAGATAAAGGCCCATAACGTGTCGTTTGGGAAACCGGGCGAAACCATCACACACAAAGAACTCGAAAAACTGGGCGTCAATATCGACGCTCTGCTAGAGGGCGGCCACTTGGCAGCCACACGCGCCACAACCAAAAAGGAAGATAACTAATGGCCGCATTTATGCTTTACAACGCTTCGGTCGTGATTAACTCCGTTGACCTTAGCGACCACGTCACCTCCATCACGTTCAGCGAAAACGCGGCGGAATTAGAGACAACCGCTATGGGGGACTCGAACGTCACCCGCATCGGTGGTTTGCTCGACGGCAACATAGACCTCGAATTCAATCAGGACATGCAAACGTCGGAAACTCAGGCAACGATTCGCACACTCGTAGGGACCGTCACAACGGTCGTCGTTAAGTCTGACGCCAGCGCAGTATCCGCGGCGAACCCGTCGTGGACCTTTTCGGCACTTGTCACCGAATGGCCGTCCGTTAATGGCACCGTCGGCGAACTCGCCACGGCGTCAGTTAGCTGGCCTCTTACCGGTGCAGTAGTTCAAGCAGTTAGCTAGAACCAAGGGAGAAAATGATGCTGAGGGCACAAATCCTAGTAACGGACGACCAAAAGGTCGTTCGAACCTATGACGGCAACGGCGCGCTATTCGTAGCGTTCGAAAGAAAGTTTGATAAGTCCATTCTCGAAATGGGTGACAATCCGCGACTCGAACACATTTTGTGGCTCGGATATGAAGCCGCCCGCCGTGTCAATCAGCACGACGGTTTAAGTTTCGATCAGTGGATGGATGTCGGCTATACCGTCGAATTCGAGGTGGATGACGACCCTTTAGACGAACCAGCTACGCCTACCAGTTAGGAGTCCTGGCGATAGCTACCGGCCAACCACTCGACGTGTTGTTGGAAGTGGATTCTTTAACTTTGATGGGGCTCATTACCGCTTACAACGAAAAAATAAAGGCGGAGGAGAAAGCGGCGAAACGTGGCGCTCAGAAACAAAAATATCGGTAGAAAAACCACAATCGAAATCAAAGGTCTGCGCCAAGCTCAACGCATGATGGGCAAAATCGACGCCGACTTTAAGAAACGATTTAAGGACATTCACAAAGGCGCCGCGGACATCATCGCCGACGAAGCCCGCCGGCGTGCACCGGTCCGCTCAGGGCGTCTAAAGAGGGATATACGAACCAGCGGCACCACTAAAGGCGGCGTCGTGCGCGTAGGACGCAAAAAGTTGCCGTACGCGGGGCGTGTGATATTTGGTGATCCGATCACATTTAGGGACCGTTTGATGCGTAAGGCACAAACCCGCCGGATCGGTACGCCGTTCATCTATGAAGCAGCGGACGCCAAGTTTCGCGAGGTCGTGGATTATTATGATGACGAACTAGAAGAAATACTTGATGACGCTATAAAGGCGGCGGAACGTGGCAGGTAAAAAAGCGTCGATAAGTATGCTCATCGGGGGCGACGCCTCCGGTTTACGCAAAGCCACAAAAAACGCGTCGAAGTCGTTAAGCAAGTTCTCTAAAAGCTCCGCTAACGCCGCCAAAAAGGTTGGTAAAGCGTTTGGGGCTATGACCGGGGCTATTGGTGTCGCCGCCGTGGGGTTAGGCGCTAAAGCTGTCGACCTCGCCTCCGACTTTGATGAGTCAATGTCGAAAACGGAAGCCATTTTTAAGGAAGCCGCCGGCGGTATCACCGCCGCCGCTAAAGACGCAGCGACTGCGGTCGGTATGTCTAAGGGCGAGTTTTTAGAAGCCGCTTCCGGGTTTGGTGTTTTTGGTAAAGCGGCCGGACTGGGCGGCGACGACCTATCAGACTTCGCGGCTGAACTGGTCAAAACCGCGGCCGACGTCGCGAGTTTCAACAACCTGTCCACCGATCAGGCATTAGAGAAACTGTCCGCCGGGCTTCGCGGTTCTAGTGAACCGTTGCAGTCGTTAGGGATTCTTATTAACGCGGCGCAGGTCGAAGCGAAAGCGCTCGACATGGGTTTGGGCGACATGAACGGCACCGTGTCGGAGGGCAACAAGATTCTCGCCCGCCAAGCGTTGATTATGGAAGCGCTCGGTAGCCAAGGAGCGTTAGGCGACTTTGAGAAAACGTCGGGTGGGCTCGCCAACCAACAAAGGATTCTTTCAGCTCGTCTGAAGAATGTGGGCATCACGATAGGTACGGCGTTGTTACCGGTGGCCGGCAAACTCGCCGAAGTGGTGTCGAACCTCATCGGGTTAGGTGAGCGTTACGCACCTCAAATGGAGCAGCTACGCGACCGGGTGAAGGAACTGGGCGAACAGTGGTTGCCGAAACTTCGCGAAGCGTTTGTCAGAGTGCGGGAAGCTGTCGAACCGATCATCCGAAAGATGGTCGAATTTATTAAAACGAACCCGAAACCGTTTTTGATGGGCCTCGCCGCCGTTGTTGGCGTTGTTTTGGTGGGCGCCATAGGTGCCGCGGTGGTAGCGATCGCTGGCATCGTGTTTAGTGTTGGCGGCTTGATTGTGGCGTTCGGGTTAGCGGTCGCCGCTATCACATATTTGTGGCAAGAGTCGGAAACGTTTCGCTACGTCGTCAAACAGGTGTTCGAGGACGTTAAAGCGGTTGTTACTCCCATTATTGAAGGCATCATCAAAACCGTCGAAGGACTCATACAGACTTTCCAGGGCGTCGTCACGTTCCTGAAAGGTGTCTTCAAAGGCGATTTCAGTATGGCAATGGACGGCATTAAAGACATTGTGTGGGGATTAGCGCGCACCATTCTCGCTCCGCTCGAAGCGATTAAAGGCGCGTTTACGACGTTTTTCAGTTTGGACGCGGTACAAACCGCGATCAAATTCGGTTTAGATAAAATTATGGACTTTGTGAAAGCGATACCAGACCGGGTGGGCAAGCTCGCCGACGGGGCGTTTGATGCGTTGAAGAACGCTTTCACGTCGGCGCTTAACTGGATCATCGACCAGTGGAACAAACTCGATTTCGGTTTCAAAATCGAGATTCCGAGCTGGGTGCCCGGTATAGGTGGCAAAGGATTTGGTATTGAGGACGTGATACCCGATATTCCGCGTATTGGTGGGGGGGCACCGTTGGCCCCGGCCGCGCTACTCCCATCGACCGCGCTACGCGAAGCGGCGCCGGCGCCAGTCGTGACAACCATCAACGTCGTGGCCCCGAACGTCGACCCCAACAGCCTTATTGACTCTGTGCGGCGATACAACCGGTCTAGTGGCCCGGCGCCGGTCGATATCGGGTTTTACTGATGGCGACACCAACGCCGACCGTCGAGATTGGGTTTATTGGGCCGGCGTTCGATAACGCTTTTACGCTAGACGACGCCGTCAAAGGCGCGTTGGACGATCCAAGCTACGTTTTGGGCGGCACCGAAATTATGGCGGACCTGACCGACCGGTGCGTTTCGTTTGTGACACGCCGCGGGCGCCTCGACTGGACACAACCATTTTCGCCGGGCATGGCTAAATTGTTGTTTCGCAACACCGACGGAGCACTCGACCCCTTAAACACATCCTCCGCGTATTACCCCGGCATTACCGTTGGGCGAACCGTCACCATCAAATGCAACGGGCACCTCGTCTATTCGGGACTCGTTGAAGACATAAGCCTCGGGTATGACACCAGCGGCGATGCATGGGTCACGGTGATAGCTGAGGACCAATCAAGCGAACTAGGGCTCAGGTCATTGACGTCGGGCACGTCGTTTAGTGAACAAACCAGCGGCCCTAGGGTGTCCGCCGTGCTGGCTAACGCAAACATCGGCTATGCCGGGGCGACAAGCATCGCCGCCGGGTCGTCGACGGTGGCCGCCGAAACCCTGTCGACCGACATTAACGTCGTGCAATATTTACAAAAAGTGTCAAACTCCGAGCAGGGCTATCTATATGTGAATCGTTCGGGGGTTATGACGTTCGAAGATCGCTACGGGCCGCTCGCCGCCGCGGCAACAGTCACGTTTTCCGATGATGGGAGCGACACCCCATACCAGAGCATTAACCGAAACCTCGTTAGCGCTGAATTGTTTAACCGTTTGACGGCCAACCGGACCGGTGCCAGCACAGTCACCGACGACAACACAGACAGTCAAGATTCTTACGGTATCCGGTTGTTACCGGTGGGCGAAGTCCTGGTGTTAGACGACGCGACGGTGACAAACATTCTCGATTTTTTGATGGTGCAAACCGCGTCAACCGATGTTCGAATAAACAGTCTCACCGCGGTGTTAGATACGCAAAGTTCGGGGACACAAAACATCATCGCGCAACTCGAACTAGCCGACGCCGTGGATGTCGAATTTACGCCGCCCGGTGTCGCTCAGCAGTCCACTACCGGAACGTTGCAGCAGATAGGGCACGCTTTCACGGTGGGCGAAACGTGGCGCGTTACGCTAGGGATGACACCGAAAGACACGACCAGCTATTTGATACTTGATAACGCCACTTTGGGGCGGCTCGATTACAACAGTTTAGGATTCTGATATGGGATATCAGCAATGGACCACGGGGCAGGTGCTGACCTCGGCGGCAATGAACCAGGTGGGGGATTCCACGGTCAACGTGTTCGCGGACTCGTCGGCACGCTCAACAGCTATTTCTAGCCCGAGCGAAGGCATGGTTTCCTATTTATCGGACACCAACGTAATCGAGATATATACGGGTGCGGCGTGGGCCGGCATCGGCGACATAACCGAAGTGGCCGCCGGCGCAAACATTGACGTGACTTCGGGCACCGGGCCGGTGCCCAGTGTGGCGCTAGCAATAGACGCCGCCGTGAGTTTCGGCGTGGACGGAACCGGCGTCGACGTAAGTTTTCATTCCGCGACAGCGGGCGACCTCATGTTTTGGGACGCCAGCGAAGAAAAACTCGTTATCACTGGCACCAACGGCCAAAACTCGCTCGAAGTAGCCGACGGCGACGTTTCAATAACCGACGCGCTAACCGTCACGGGCGCGGTGACCGCTGGCAGCCTCGTAGCCCCGCTCGCTATCAACGCCCAAACCGGCACAACGTACACATTTGTCATCGGGGACGCCGGAAAACTGGTCACCTCATCGAACGGATCAGCGCAAACGATCACCGTTCCACCGAACTCGTCGGTCGCTTTCGCTACCGGCACCCAAATCATTGTGCAAAACATCGGGTCGGCTAACGCCACACTGGCGGAGGGCTCAGGCGTAACCATAAACTCGAAGGACTCGGCCAAAGAAATCGACGGGCAGTACGCCGCGGCGACGCTTATCAAAACCGCGACCGATGCATGGTCGCTTATCGGCGCTCTGGCGTAATGCCTATTCGCCCCGCAGACCACGGGATTATTGCGGCGTCCGGCGCTGGTGGTGCTGGCGCCGGGTACTTCGGTGGCGGCTACCCCGACACCTATGTAACAACGGTCGACAAGTTCGAGTTTCCTTCCGATTCGCGCTCGACGTTGGGGACAGGTTTGACTCAGGGAACCTACGGCCTCGCTGGTATGGCAAACTCTGGAACGGCTGGCTATTTCGGTGGCGGCATTGCTGGCGGCTATACGGACCTCGTCGACAAGTTCGCGTTTGCCGACGATTCACGAACGACACTAAGTTCGGGCCTGTCGGCGGCTAACGCTTACCTCGCTGGTATGGCGAACAGTGGAACGGCTGGTTACTTCGGTGGCGGCCAAACAGGGCCACGGGTCACAACGGTAAACAAGTTCGCGTTCTCCGACGATTCGCGAACCACGTTAGGCACCGGGCTAGCTATTGGCACAAAAATCTTGGGGGGTATGGCGAACTCTGGTACGGCTGGTTACTTCGGTGGCGGCGATGACGGCAGCGCTACCGATGTCGTCTACAAGTTCGCGTTTTCCGACGATTCTCGAACCACGTTAAGCGCCGTCCTGACGGCGGACACCGAATGGATCGCCGCAATGGCGAACAGTGGAACGGCTGGTTACTTCGGTGGCGGCGCTGCTGGTGGCAACACTGCCACGGTCGACAAGTTCGCGTTTTCCGACGACTCGAAAAGCACGTTAGGAACCGGCCTGTCGGCGGCTAGGTCAAAACTAGCCGGTATGGCTGACAGTGGCACCGCTGGCTACTTCGGTGGCGGCGACGAAGCCGGCGCAGTCGCCACGGTCGACAAGTTCGCGTTCTCCGACGATTCGCGAACCACGTTAGGCACCGGCCTGTCGGCGTCCGTGTCCAGGCTCGGCGCAATGGCGAACGGCAACATCGCATGAACATTGACGACGCCATCTCAGAAATTCAACAACCCAGATCCCGCTACCAGCTCATTAACTTTGTGATCGGGCAACACGACACCGCAGAAATGCGTTACTACCAGTTGATGCTCGAAATACAGGACACGGGCTACAAGCTCCGCCTCGCCGAAATAGCAGTACAAAAAGCTGAAGTAGAGATAGCGCGACTCGTGGAAACAGGCGACGAACTCGACGCTTTGGACGCCGAAGAAAAAAGGCTCGGCATGGATCAAACGCTCACCGTTATGAAAGGCGCGCAACGCGAAATGGCGATCCTGGAAGACATTTTCGACAGTTGTGAGCATTACACCAGGGACGAAATTGAGCACGCCCAACCGGAGTATTGGCAGAAACGTTTAACCCGCCAAACGAACCTACAAATCATGTCCGGCGGTGTTCAATGGGCACAACTCGACTCAATGCGCCAAATCGGGATGCTCGACGAACTCATCGCAACCCGCGAAACACAGCTACGCGAGGCAGCGAAACTGGAGCTAGAGGCATGACCTTTATCAAGTGGCGACTATCCCAGGGCACATGGGAGTTTGGCCCCGAGCAAGTGATAGGCGACCGCGGCGGACGACTAGAAACGAGCGCTTTTGTGGATGCTGACGGCTACCGCATCGGCTACCTCACCGAACCGGCCGACCTAGTAGGCCTCGACGATTACGACCTGACCGAAATTACGGAAGCGGAAGCCCTCGCGTTTTGTGTGCAGTTGTATTCCGACGCGGAAGTTCTGGCTAACGGCCGAATAAGTGAACAAATGCCAACCGACGACGGCATAACCCGTTGATCAAACAGTGGGCGCACGCGCTCAAAACGGCGGGCCTCAACGTCGAAGCGCTCGACGGTTGGCAAATGCGCGCCGCAAGCTCTTACAGTTTCGAACCCGTCGGCATCATGTTGCACCACACCGCCAGCAACGCCCAATCGGGAAACATGCCATGCCGAAACCTCATCATCAACGGGCGACGCGACCTCAAAGGACCACTATCACAATTCCTCATTGGGCGAAACGGCGACATTTTGTTAGTCGCGGGGAAGCGTTGCAACCATGCGGGGCGGGGCATGGCTGGCCGTATCGAACAACTTCTAGCTGATGTTGAACCGCCCGACTATGGGCAAGGACTTTACGATGCACCGAAACCGGGGGCGTATCGCTCAGGAAATAAACATTTCGTCGGTTTCGAGTGTGAAGCAAATGGCGTGGGGGAACGCTGGTCCGATGAACTGATAGAGGCAACGGTGACGGCGTGCGCGGTGTTGTGCATTTTGCACGACTGGAACCCGCTCACCCGAATTTTGATGCACCGAGAATGGACGAGCCGCAAAGTAGACCCGGACCTGCGGATACCGTGGCGGAAACTCATTAGCGATGCCGTCGAAACCGGGGGGTTTGATATACCGGAGCAAGCGGCACCACTCCCGACCCTAAAACCTCGAACGCTACGAAAAGGCGACATAGGCCCCGATGTTGCAGCAATACAAAAGGTTTTGGGTATCACCGCCGACGGCCACTATGGGCCTGTGACAGAATCCGCCGTTTTGGCGTTTCAAAAAAAACAGAAAATAGGTGCTGACGGTGTTGTGGGGCCTGTCACGTTTGCCAAACTGTTAGCGAAACAAAAGCGACCAATATTAGCAAGGTGGCCAAATGAAGTTTTATAGCAACCTCCTCGAGCGGGCGGTCCTCACCGGCGTGCAAGCGTATTTAGGGATCATGGGCGCCGATCAGCTGATGTCGTTCGACATTAGTCAGCAGGAAATGGCGGCGGCCGCTGGTATTGGTGCGGCGTTGTCGGTAGTGAAATCGGCGATAGCGCGCAAACTAGGTGCCGGAACCGCCGACCTGTTCGACGCGTGACCATAGAAGACGTCGCCGCACGCTCAGATGCGTGGCGAACGTCAATCGAACAAATACTTAAAAACGTTAAAGCGATCGTGGGCGCAGTTATCGCGGCCGGTATTGGTGTTTGGGCTTTTTGGCCTGATAGCGAGCCAGCACCAACGGCACCAATCACCGACGCCGCTTGTGTAGCGCTCCTGGGGTCGTTACAGGACGAAAGCGTAAGAGAGTGGTCCGAAGCACAGTGGGGCGTATTCGAAGCCTCACAGAGAGCCCTGGAATGCGACTAATACTTGACGCCAGCTAATAAATCTGGTCTTGTGTCTGTCATGCCTAGTGAAAATGAAAACAATGATGAATCCCCTAACGGGGGCCGTTATTACCGTGTCGAATACTGGAGCGACGATTCGCCAGGGCACCCAGTGGGGTCGCAGTTTATCTGGCACCACACAATCGAGGGCGCCAGGTCCGCGTCGTTAAACCACATGGGAGAGGTTTGTTTCCCCCGCGGTTTGGGCGTTGATTATCACTACGTCAACGTAATACCCGCGGCTTATGTTCCTGACGACGACGATTATGTCACTGACGCTTCCAACAATGACTGAGCGTCAAGGGTTTATAGAAGTCTCCGAAACTTACGGCGAAGTCGTCACCGCTCTGGTACTAGTGGCCGGCTCAATTAAGCCGGTTGCGAAAGCGGGTAAAGCAGCACAAACAATGGGCGGGTATTCGTTCCGCACCATTGGGGATGTTGTGAATGCTTGCTCAGCACCAATGGCCCGACACGGCCTAATCATTATTCCCGCGATGACGGAAACAAAATCCGAAGTGTGGAACGACAAATGGCGAAAAGAACACGTTCGTTTCCGTTTCCGAATAATGCACGTTTCCGGCGAATGGATAGAAACCGAAATCGTGGGGCAAGCGTTAGACAATAGCGACAAGGGAGTCGGGAAAGCATTTTCCTACGCCTTAAAGGAACTCCTCACGAGAATGTTTCTTATTCCCACGGATGACGACACCGAAAACACGAACTACGGGGCGAAGTAATGGGGCAACCGACACTATGGGGGGGCGTGAACCCCGAAGAAACCGGGGGCGCCTACCGGAAGGACGGCCCGGCGAACAGTCTTCAAGCGGCGAAAACGACTCGCTCCGGTAGCTGGCACGCATGGATTCTGGACACGCTGCTATCTGTCTACCCGGAAGGCTTAACGGCCCGAAACATCGCCCAACATTCTGATACTTCAGGTAAAGGAACGTTGACACCAGAGAAATCGGCGACCCGCATAAAGGAACTTCACGACCGCGATTTAGTCGACTTCGTTGTCGATAGATACACGGGGCTGCCTGTCGAAGCGCCAACCACGGAGGGCAACACCGGCCGGCTACACGTTCTTACCAGGTGGGGCTATAACGAGGCATTGTCGTTGCATGCGGACCGTATCACCAGGCTAGGACAATGAGAGAAGCCGACCTACAGGGAACGATTCTCGACGCCGCAGCGTTGTTCGGGTGGATAGTGCAACACAACGCCGACAGCCGCCGCGCCCACGCCGGATGGCCCGACCTGGTGTTAGGACACCCGCACCGCTCAGAAGTCGTTATCTGGGAAATCAAAACCGAGAAAGGACGCGTCACACGCGAACAAGGCATATGGCTAACGTTGCTCGCAGAATCAGGATATGAGGCTCGCGTGATCAGACCAGACGACTTGGAGTGGGCAATAGACCGCTTACAGCACCCGCGTTCATGTTGGGGGAAACCAGATGACGAAACCAAAAAACACGGTGAATAGTGGCGACGCTCGTTTAGCTGAGGACATCGGCGAACAAACCATTACTAAACAGACACGCCAACAAGCGTTCGCGCTTGATGACGCCAAACGGTGCAAATGTCACAAACTCCTGCCGGGCTACTGCCCTACTAAATGGATGAACAAATGAAGGTTCTTAGTTTGTGCAGCGGTTATGGCGGTTTAGACATGGCCGTCGAAAACCATTTCTCAGCTAAAACCGCGTATTGGTCTGATGTTGACGAAACCGCGTGTGCCGTTATGGGCGCCCGGTTTCCTGACGCCGAACCGATAGGCGATTTAACGACACTTGATTTAACAATGCTTCACGCCGACATCATCGTGGCCGGTTATCCCTGTCAGCCTTGGAGCTTGGCCGGCAACAGACTTGGAGAGTTAGATGCAGAAAGACACCTTTGGCCCTATATCCGAAACACCGTTAGCGTTCTACGACCCCGATTCGTTGTGTTGGAGAACGTCGCAGGCCACCTTTCCTTGGGAGCCGCCGCGGTCGTTGGAGACCTTGCCGCCTTCGGGTATGACGCAAAATGGACAACTCTTGCAGCTGGACATCCGGCCGTTGGAGCGCCTCACCAACGCAAACGATGGTTTTGTGTCGCCACCGACACCGACGGCGCGGGATCGTGGCCGGCGAGGAGCCAACGCTGTGGGAGGTCCACAGTTGAGCGAAGCGTTGTTACCGACGCCGAGGGCGCAGAATGCGCGCAACATGAACATATGGAAACGCCCACTCGACCAGCCACAGAATCTAGAGAACGCCCTAGCGCGGTTGGATGGGGCAAGTACGGCCCAGTTATTCGACGCTGGGAACGAGTGCTAGGCCGTCCGGCGCCGGAACCAGTAACAGACGGCAAACTATCGGCCGGTTTTGTGGAGTGGATGATGGGCCTTGAAAGTGGGCACGTTACCGATATCGCGGCGAGCCGGGCTAAAGCGTTGGCTTGCCTTGGTAATGGTGTTGTCCCTCAACAGGCGGCACTTGCGTTGGAGCTTCTCACATGAGTGCCCAGGCGGTAGGGCATGTTTGGCGTTACGCCGACTTTGGGGGCGCAAAACTGTTAGTGCTCCTCGCCGTAGCTGACATCGCCAACGACGTACACAACAACGAACTCTGGATCGGCTCAGAGAAACTCGCAGCGAAATGCCGCATGCATCCGGGCAACGTCCGCAAACGACTAAAAGAACTAGTCGATGACGGCTGGCTGATCGAATTAGTCACTGGCGGCGGTATGGGGAAAACCAGTCGATATCAGTTTGTTCCTGTGGATATAACCGCGCCAAGTGGCGCGGAAGCAGGAAACAACCGCGTCGACGAGCGCGCAGAACCGCGTCCTACGGCGCGACATATAGAGAGAACTCAAAGTGAACTCAAAACAAAAGAAGATTCTGTTAGTTGTTTCGCTGCTGGTGTTGTGGATAACGACGGCCCCAAGTACCAGCGTCACCACCCCGCCCATCAAATTGACACGAACACCTCTGGTATTGCCAGAGCCCGCGCAGCGCTCACCGACGGTGACAAC